GCCTCCGCTGTTGCACGGGCCCCCCGCAAATCGTTGCCGATACGTCGGCGGACTGGCGGGGGGAGGGGGGGGTGTAAAGCCGACTCCGCCTGGGGTGTGGTGTGGCGGGGCCGCAAGTTTGTCTCCTTAGACGAAGACGTTTTGGGGGCAAGTCAAGACACTACACACGGTGCGCTTGCCGAAAGCCGCCGCGTCGGGGTACGACATCGGGTTGGCTATTATGCAACCGTGTTTGAATTCGCCCCACGCTTCGTAGTCGAGATCGATGGCGCCAGGATTGCCGCCGGCCTGACCGACCGCGTAGCGGACGAGCCATTCAGGCAACCGGTGGCGCGCGAGCGTAAGCAGTGGGAACTGCTCGAGCCAACCGCGAGCGATAGGGGCGTTGAGGAGGTCGTTCACACTGGCAGAGCCAACAGCGAGCGTGCGCTCCTCGGGTAACAAACGGAGCGTTTCGAATTGCGTGAAACGCTCCGGGAGGGATTTGCGGAAGCTGGCCTCGACCATGGTGTCGCTAACACTCACCCCCGCCTGCTGTAAGACATCCACTTCAAGTGGCGTAGCTGCAGTAGCTAGATACTGTGTCGTAGCAGTTGAGGGGAGTGGAGCGTACCCATGGTCGTCGGTAGCTGCCAATTCGACGCGTGCGACCGTGCGTCGGTACACGGCACTTCTGAAAAACTGGGGCCCATTATCGAGCGCCAGCGTGCCGCGGAGTAGATCGATCAGCCTCAGGTGGTCCTCCTTCGGCAGTTGCGTCATGCGGCAGCAGCTGCGGAAGAGAAGCAGGGGCAAGTGGTCTGATCCGGACCGGTTTGCAAGTGAGCGCGCTGTCGTGATCATGGTGATCAGCGCGTCACGCGGTTGCAACTTTGCATCGGACACCCAGTTCCCCGCGATAGCGGTAGACACACTACGGGCAAAATACCCATACGTGTCCCTGCCGCGCGTTGCGTTGCGTAGGAACTCGGTCGATAGGTGCCCGACCGATTGTTTGAGGGGGTTTAACCTCAGTTTTGAAGAGGAGAGGCGCCTCTCAACGTACCCAACTTCGGAATAGGTACGGACGCCAAGGTAGACGTCGTCACCGACGTGTAACGAGACTGCGCGGTCCATGAACTCACCACCCAGCTCTAGCCGCAAGTAGACGAGATTGAGGACTGTGTTGATGAAGGTGGTACCCCTGTGTCCAGACATCAGCGTACCCTTGGCGGTCCCCACGCACTTGCCTTGCACGTAGATGCGTTGCCTCGAGAAGGACGCTAGCAGGGGTGCGCGCAGTTCAGACGGGTAGCCGACGAGGTCCATTAGCTCCTCGAAGAGCCAGACTTGAGACTCGGTCGTGTGCTGCGAGTTGAAATCGTCGTAGTCTAGCATCATTGACACACCCGCACGTGCCTTCTGGGCTGCCACCTTGAATACCATCCCGACGTGTCCGCCGCGGCCGGGGTCGAGTATCGCCCGCTCATGCCTCCACCGGCGCTCCACCTCACCGAGTAGGTGCTCGAAAGCCAAGTAGTGCACGGTGTCACATGCGAATATAGCACGTGTCTTCCCGGTCTCTAGCTTCGGGCTGGCACTTACGTACGTGGTGCCGTCCCACCCTGTGCGGGGGTCGTCAGAAACGGACTCGAGCCAAGCCCGCCTGTGCTCTCGCACCATCCCCTCCGGCTTGGGCTCCCGTGGGTACAGTGCGGACACTAAGCCCGAGTGGGCGCCGTTCACGGCCCACATCCACCTCTTGGCCCAGTGCTCCTCCAGCGTGGGGAAGTTAATTCTGTGGGTACCTTCCTCTCGCCTTATCTCTCGTTCGAGCACCTTACGTACCTCGGCTCGGAACGCGTTTTCCTCGTACCGGACCGTCTTCCCGTGGACCTTGGATGTTGTCCTGTACCGGGCCTCCTCCATCAGATCCATGTGGCCCACATCACGCCCCAACATCGCGTTGGCCTCCGCCAGCACAGCGCCGGCCCTGGTAGCGTTGGCTCCGACCGCTTTGATGAAGTTGGTTAAGCTCTTCGCAAGTTCAGGGTCGCTGATAAGCCTCGCAGCAGTCTCGTAGGGACGCGCAATATGACACCCCCTCAGACCAGTGCCGTAAAGTAGCACCGCACTCGCCTGGTCGTTGAACATGCCGGAATCCCTGTAGGACATGAGTGCGGCAGCGGCGGCGGAAAATGAGAGGGGGAGGGTCTGCTGCAGGTCTTGTGCTACCTCGTACAGGTACACATTCACCTTGTTTTGCGCTGCCGGGTTTGACTTGAGCGGAAAGCAGCGCACGGATTTACCTGGGTCGGTCAACCATGGGGCTGCCCGTACAGGCTTTGGCGGTTCCTCGGGTAGACCGAGGCATGAGTCCAGGACCGTTTGCAAATCAGATGAACTCACGCTGACCTGGACAGGGAGCGTGGTTGCGAGGTACGCCGCTGCTGCCCTACACAAGTCTGTAGGTCTGCGGCCGAACCACTGTGGCGAATAGACAAAGGAAATTTGATCAGGAAAAGACAATTGCGACAAACGAAAAACAACCTCCGGAGGTAGAAGCCCTTTCAGGTATTCACCGACGACGCCGGCCTCTTTAGCGCGTTCGGTGACCCGGCGACCACTCATACCTGGGGGGCCGGCACAGCCTGGCCGGCTAGGTCATCAAGAGCGGCGATCGGGTGGACGGGCAAGG